CGAGATGTAGAAGAAATAAAAAAAGACCCGCTAAAATTTCTCTTAGAGCAAATTAAGTGCGGAGGTATTTGTAGATATGCAAAACTTAATAAATAAAATTATACAGGGCGATTGTCTTGATATTATAAAACAAATACCAGATAATTCAATAGATTTAATTATATGTGATTTGCCTTATTATAAAATTATGGTTAGGGATTGGAACAATAAAAGATATGATTGGGATAATCAATGGAGCACTTTTAAAGAATATTTGCAATGGTGTAAAAAATTATTTACAATTTTAAAAATAAAATTAAAATACAATGGTAGTTTATATGTATTTCAAGATGATAAAAATGTTGCTTATTTACAAGTTGAGCTAGATAAGCTAGGTTTTTATTTAGAAAATCATATTGTTTGGGTAAAACCTAATAATATAACAAAAAAGGGCTGGGCTAATTATAATTGTTTTGCACCTATAACTGAAAGAATTTTATTTTATTCAAAAGAACAAAGAACACGCAACTTAGAGAATAAGTTTTATGCTGAAACTATTATTGCTTTTAAACCAATAATTGAATATATGATTGAGCAGAAAAATAGAGTAAAACAATTATTTAATTTTAAAACAGATAAAGAATTTAATGACTATGTTAATAAAATAACAGGAACTAAAAGTGTAGTTTCAAGACATTATTTTACTTATTCTCAATGGATTTTTTCTACTGAAAAATTATATAAAAAATTGCAAACAATCCATAATACTGTGTTTCAAAAAGAATATACTGAACTTCAAAAAGAATATACTGAACTTCGAAAAGAATATGAGAATTTGTTGCGTTATTTTAAACCAAAAGAAAATTATACTGAAAAACTTGTTTTAAATGCATTGCCTACCTTCTAAAATTGCACCAGATAAACAAAAATGCGTTTAGTTTAATTTAATAATTGCAATTTAATAATTCTTAATAACTTAAATACTTGACTTCTAAATGCATTTATGTTTAAATATGAAAAACAAAAGAAAGGAAAAAGGTTATGATTAAATGTCAATATTGTGGCAAAGAATTTATATCTAAACGAAAATGGCAGAAGTTTTGTAGCAATAAATGTAGGAATGATTATTGGAATAAGAAAAATAAATAATTTGGTGAATATTGCTTGCTTAAATTGTAGTTATTTGATTATATTTTATAAAAAGAGGTAAAAAAATGGCAGAAGAAGTAAAACAAAAGAAGAAACATAATTATAAAGTTGACTGGGGTAAGGCATTTGAATATTACTATAGTTTAGGCAGTGAGAGAAGTTTAGCAGAAGTTGCTAAAAAGTTTGGCATTAGCGAGCAAATGGTAGCTAGGAAATCAGCTAGGTTAGATTGGCAGAATAAGATAAAAAAACGAGATGAGGAAATAAATAAAAAACTTGAGAGAAAAGCAATAAATACAATTGCAGATGTAAAGGCAAAACAGTTAAACATAGTGCGGTATGTATATAGTAATATGCTTAAGCGGTTAGAAGCAGGTGAAGATATGCCATTAACAACACACGGACTAGTTGAATTACTAAAGCACGAGTTATTATTATTTGGTGTTGAAACAGAGAAAATTAAAATTGAAGGTGAAGTTAATTTTGATATACCGCAGGATAAGTATGAGGCAATTTTAGAAATACTGGCAAAAGAAAATAGTAATGATGACCAAAATTGATTTAAACATAATTTCAAACATAAAACCGCAGACAGAGAAAAGTTTATTAAACTATATAAAAGTTTTTTTGGGTTATAAAATTCCAAATAAATCAGTTTGTAAAAATCATAATACACCATTTGGATTTTTAACAGATGTATTTTTTGAAAAAAACAAAAACATAATAGGGTTTGCTTCTCGGGGCAGTGGTAAAACTTTAGATGTTGCAATAATTCATTTTCTAAATTCAAAATTTAAACCTGGTTGTGACACTGCAACAGTTGGTGCAATTGAAAGCCAGGCAAAACGGTGTTATGATTATTTTTCTAAATTTTGCAGGTTGCCAATTTTTCAAAGTTGTATTGCGGAAACAAGGTTAGGAGATACTGTTTTTAAAAATGGCAGTAGAGTAGAAATTCTAACTGGCACAGTTAGAAGTTTAAACTCTCCGCATCCATCTAAAGCATTTTTAGATGAAGTAGAACTGGTTGACTGGAACATATATCAAGAATTTCTAAATATGGCACAAGATAAAGAAAACATTATATCACAGAACATTTTAACTTCAACGAGAAAATATTCTTTTGGCACAATGCAAAGAATTTTAGATGAAGCGGAAATTCTGAACAATTACAAAGTATATACTTGGTGTATTTGGGAAGTTGCAAAACAATGTAAAAAATCAAGTTGTGAAGATTGTAAAAAAATTACAAAAGGTGATAAAAACTTTTTTGATGTCTGCCAAATGAAAATGAAATATAGTAATGGGTTTGTTAGTTTTCAAGATGTTGTAAATAGATTTTTGTTGCTTGATGATTTTACCTGGAAATCTCAGCAAGAATGTTTAGGTGTTGAACGAACTGGATTAGTTTATAAATGGTTTAACAAAGAAAAACATATTGGTGACTTTAAGTATGATAGTAATTATCAAATTTACGAAGGGCTTGACTTTGGTGGTGTCAATCCATCTGCGTGCATCTGGGTGCAAAAAGTAGGTAATAAATTATTTTTGTTAGATGAAATTTATAAAACTGGAATTGCACCATCCGATTTTGGAAAATTGATTTTACAAAAACGGCAGGAACTTGGAATTATAAAACAACCTACTACTTACTGCGACCCATCTGGAAAAGATTGTATTTTAGAATTACGAAAATTAGGTATAGTTGCAAAAGGCGTTAGTAGTTTAGTTGAAAATGGTATTTCAATGATAAATAGTTTGGGCGAAAATGATTTAATTTTTATTGATAGAAAATGTAAAAACTTTGTAGTTGAAATTTTGAATTACCATTATGCAGAAAATAAAACAGAAAAAAATTTGCCTGAACAACCAGTTAAAAGCGGAGACCATTTGATGGATGCGTTTAGATATTGTGTAGTTGGAATGAACTTAAAACCAGAGTTTAGTTTTGGTGCAATAGAAACAAAACCAAAAATTATTGAAAATCCCGATAAAGAAATTTTAGAACGATTATATTATTGATTATATTTATTAGATGAAACTTCCTGGTATAAACATTATTCAAAAATTTATTAAACAACGGCAGGCAAGGAATACTCTTGCACGAGTTGCTACACTAACAACTTATAACAAAAAACAAGAGAGAAAAGTTGTAGTTAATAACCAAACATTATACAATCTTGCAACGACTGATGTTGTCACATCTTCAATTATTCGGGCAATAAAAAACATTGTTTCACAAATTGGTTGGGATATTGTGCCTGATATTGAATTTATTAAATCTGAACTTGAACGATGGAGGGATATTGCAATTGCCAACTTAAATAAATTTAAGATTATACTGGACTTTAAATCTGATTTATTTGATACAGAAGAATTTAATTTTATTAGTTATGGCATAGAAAAAATTGTTAAAGACCCAACTTTAAAATTATCTGATAAACGAAAAGCATTGAACTATTTTTTTAACACACAAATAAAACGACATAACCAAGAGGCATACCTGCGAAGTTTAAAAATAAAAAAGTTTTTCAAAAAACCAAATGAGGATAGCGAGTTATCATTTGACAAAATGCAAAATTTAGTTTTACAAGATTTGTTAATTTACGATGCAGGTGCAATTGTAAAACGAAAAGATGAATTTGGAAATTTCATTGAAATGTATTCTATTCCTGGCGATGAAGTTAAAATTTTTAGAAATCCTGATTTGACAATTCCGAAACCACCTGACCCTGCATATAGTTGGGAACGATTGGGTTCACACATTGCCGACTTTACAACTGATGAATTGGTATATTTACAGCAAAATCCACAGCACGATGGGTATGGATTTTCACCAATTGAAAGCGCAGTGTATATTATCACTGGCAGTTTATATGCGGATAGTTTTAATATTCAGTTTTTTAAAAACAATAATATTCCTGCTGGCATATATGATTTAGGAGCAAGCGTCACTCCTGAACAACGGGAAGCATTTCAAAGATTTTGGGATGAAGAAATTATGCGGGCAGGAAATTCTAGAATTCTATTTGTTGCTGGCAGTGAAAATGCAAAAGGATTTTCACCAGTGCAAATGAATACTAACCGGGATATGCAATATTTAGAATATTTAAAATGGACAACCAATATAAAATGTGCAGTATTTGGATTATCACCGCAGGATATTGGTATTGTTTCTGATTTTCACAGAACAACTGCTAGAACACAAAAAGAATTAACAGAAATACGGGGAATAAAATCTGTATTACAAACTCTGGCAAGTTATTACAATGCAGAAATTATTAGTAAAGATTTTAAAGTTAATGATGTAAAATTTACATTTGAAGAAACGGGATTAAGTGACCCGCAAACTGAGGCAAATGTTGATAGTATTGATTTGGACCGAGGAGTGATTAGTATAAATGAACGAAGAAAAAGAAGGGGACTGCCAGAAGTTGATGGTGGTGATAAAATTTATATTAAACTTTCAACTGGCGAAATAAAAACTTTAGAACAGTTAGATGCTGAAACTGAAGCCAAAGAACAGGAAATTGAAAATATAGAAAGTGGTAATGCAGGAAAAGAAAAAGAAGTTGAAGAAAAAATTCAAACTGCACAAAAAATTATAAAACAGGAGATTGAAAAATGCGGAAATTAAGAACAATAATTTTTAAAGATGATAAAATGAAAGGATTAGAATTTTCTGCAAAAATTCCTACTGGTTATAAATTAGATGATATTAAACGGTTGGAAAAAATTTATAAAAATAAGTTAGGTAGTAGTGTAAAAATAAAACAAATAGAAACCAACCAAACAATTTTTGAAAAAGGAAATGAGAAAGGAAAAATAATTTTTAATGAATGAGAAAAATAAAAACAAAGAAAAATTTACGACAAGTGATTTTTATCTAGCGGCATTTTTGCGGGCAGTAGGATATGCAATTGAAGATGCAGTATTAAATGAAAAAGAAAATAGAACAGAATTTTGTTTTGAATATACGCCAGAACTAAATGTTAAAGTAAAAGAATTTTTTAATGATGGCACAGTGAAAGTTAGAGATTTTAAAAATGCAATACAAGATTTAAAAGGTGTAATTTATAATGTTGCCCGCAAAAAAAAGGTTTCAAATGAATAAAACAGAATTAGTAGAAATTTATAACACTTTAGAACTAGCAAAGAATATTCTTAAGAAAAAAAATGTTGTAGTGGGAGAACCTATTTTTAATCCTAAAAAACTAACAATTAAGGCAGAATATAAGGCAGTTAACAAACTTGTTAGTGGTTATTCATTAAAAATAAAAAAGTTAATGAAGGAACTGGCAGAAGAACATTTAACAAAAATTAAAAAATATAAACCTAAAAAAAAAGTTGGTAAATTAAAAAAACAAGATGAACCACAACTTTCTTCTGAACTAACTTTATTTCAAATTGATAGTTTTCTTAATGATGTTGACTATTCTGGTGCAAAGAAAAAGTTAATGGAATTTAGTATAAATTATTTAGAAGATGCAATAAACAAAGGTATGGAACTAGGACTTGTAGAAGGAATTGGCAAACTTAACCCAGAACAGGCGTTGCGGTTTATAGAAAAATATTCTTATGATTTAATTACTGGTATTGTTGACAATGTGCGTGATGGTATTAGAGAAACAATGTATAAAGGATTAAGTGAAGGTTGGAATTTTGATGATTTTGTTTTGGCACTGCAAAATGATTTTACCGCAGAAACAGGATTTGCTTCTACATATAGGGCATCAATGATTGCCCATACTGAAATTATGCGTGCATTGAATTATGGTAAAATTGAACTTTGGAAAAGTTATAACTTTGAAAAAAAACAATGGTATAAATGAAAATTTTTCTGTTGGTGATATTGAAGTTGATGCACCACCATTGCATCCGTTTTGCAGATGTTCAATGTCAACGGTTGTAGATAAAGAAAAATATGGCGATGCACTTGACGATGTTGAAGGTGAAGAAGAAATTGAACTAATGGCAAAAAGTTTTGAAAATATATCTTCTAAACTACCCAATTTTAACAATGAAACTATTGAATATCATTTAAAGTTTGATGATGTATTATTAAAAGAAAATATAAATTTAGTTGGTGCAAACAAACCAGAATTTTATATTTTAACTTCTGGGTTAAGTGGTGTTTTTAAAAGTGCAACAAGTGAATGTGAAGGTCTACGACAATTTATTCCCGCTGGAACTTATTACAAACGAGAAGTTGCAGCGTATAAACTATCACAACATTTCAAACTAAATTTAGTGCCTCCAACAGTTGCAAGGATTATAAATGGGCAAATTGGTAGTTTTCAATTGTATATTGAAGATAGTAAAATTTACAAACTGCATAAATTTCAAAAATGCAATGAACTTGTTAAACTTGCAACTGAAGGTGAAAAAAAGTTAGTGTTAGAAACAGAATATAAGAAATTACTTTTTTTTGATTATTTAATTTGGAATACAGACAGACGAGAAATGAATTGTTTAATAAAGAACAATAAACTGGTTGCAATAGACAATGGGTTATCTTTTCCAGCAGTTAGTAGAAAAAAAGATTTTGTTAGTGATAATTTTATTTTGCAAAATAAATTAGTTAAAGATTTTTCGCTTGAAAATTATATGTTAGAAATTTTATATAAAATAAATATAGATGAATTATCATTTCTAATGATTATATTAAATAGAAACGAAATTTTAGAAATTGTTAACAGGGCAAAGAAGTTATTACAGAGAAATGAACTTTACATCTAAGGAGAGTTAAATATGCAACTTTTTAGTGATTTTATAAAAGTTGATGATGAACAAAGAATGGTTTATGGTTGCATTACTTCTGAAAATGTTGACTTACAAAATGAAGTAGTTGACTGGAAGGCAACTTTAGAAGCAGTTGAAGATTGGAAAAAATGGAGAAACATTAGAGAAATGCATCAACCGTCCGCAGTGGGAACTGCACCCATTATTGATGTTGATGATATAAATAGAAAAGTTTTCATAGGTGCAAAAATAGTAGATGATAATGCGTGGAAAAA